TTTTTCGAATATCTGCAAAAAAGCGTCACTCCGGTTGGGGTGGCGCTTTTTTTTTATGTCTGAAACCGATCAAACCATCTGATTTTTCAGGAATGGCACAAAATTCTTTCTACTGCTTGACAGAGGTAAGGTAATCCGTTTAGGAACACCTCCATCGCGCAGACATTAAGTTTTGCTCGGTTAAAAGGTGTGAGCCGGTAGCTCAGTTGGTAGAGCATTCGACTTTTAATCGAATGGTCGAGGGTTCGAGTCCCTCCCGGCTCACCACACCCCCCAAAAAATAGCGGTAAACCGCCATTCTCTCCAAGGTTAGACAATTAGGTTAGACAATTTTGCGGCCTTGCAGGGCTGCCATAGCATCTTCCGCCAGCTTTTTTCTCTGGGCTGATTTTGTATATCGCTCTACCTCTGCCAGTGTTGTGTGACCTGTGATTGCTGCAATCTGATGTGTTGTGCAGCCTGCCTCGGCTAATCGGCGTGCAGCAGCTTTTCTGATGCCGTGTGGAGCACATCCAGATGGCAGACCGGCCTGCGCACACCACTTCACAAACTGGTTGTAAAATCCGTTTGAGGAAAATTTCTTTCCTTTGTCAGTTTGCAGGAATGTTGGCCCAGACGATGGGCAGGCATCTATTGCAGCCTGCAATTCTGGATGCACTGGTATTTCTAGATATGCGTTCGTTTTGATCTGAGATAAGCGCAGCACACCATCTCTGATAGAAAAGCTGCCTAGTTCCACAATGTCGCTACGCCGTTGCCCTGTGTAAAGCAGCAGGGCGAATGCCAGCCGCTGGCGTGTGCCTATGGGCCAATGTTTCTCATATTGGGATATCTGTTCCTCTGACCATGCCTGCACGCCTTCTTCTTTCGTTCTCAGGCGCTTCACTCCCACAGTTGGATCCGTCTCTAGCCATTCCAATTCTATGGCGTAAGCAAAGAGCATGCGGAACATCCGCAAGATATGGTTTGCCCGCGCTGGCGTAGATGCACGCGCCTCCAAGATTTTCCTGATATGGGTTGGCCTGAACTTGAGAACATGAAACTGCGCATATGCCTGCGCTCTCATGTATTCCAATATCCGGCGATATGTTACTTGTGTAGTTGGCTTTATTCCCAAGAAATGCGGTGATCCATACCATTTCTCTATTAGATCACAGAGGGAGCGCGGCGCATATTTACGCTCACGCTCCATATTTTTCAGGGTTTCAAGTGCCTTTACATACGCAATGGCAAAATCAGGGCTATCTACGGGTGGTAGATTTACTTTTTCTTTACCGGGCACCCGCAAATAGCAACGCTGCTTTCCGTGCCGATCTTTGTAGCTCTGGACGTATTTCAGTCTAATTGTTGGTGATCGCATTCATCAAATCATCGTCTTGTGCTGGGCCTGAAGCAATGCCTGCACGTGTATCTATCCATCTGTCTAGTTGGTCACGCAGCCACACAGGCCTGCGCGGCGTCAAATAGACAGGCTTTACCTCTTTGGCGACTGTGTTGCGGAACGCTGTTTCTTTTAGCCCCACATAATGGGCAGCCACAGAAATAGGCATGCCGCGTGGCGTTACATCCATCATGCTCTCCCCAGGTAGCGTGTTTCAGATAGGGCGCCGCGTTTGTCGGCCTGCATGCCCTGGTGCAGGCGTGTGTTTTTCCCAGCTAGAACGCCTTGGCTGTAAGCATCATTTGCTTCAGCTCCGAATGCGCCAGATCCGCGCAGATCTGCTTCCTTGGGATTGAATTTCATTTTGACGAGCTTTTTTGTTAGCTCACTTTCCTTCTGGCTAACGGTATCGGGCACGATGTTCTGCCGTACGCCACGCACCCAGCCCTCGCAGTATTCTTCTGCAAGTGCCACCTTTTTGCCTGGGCTGCATTTGAGGTGGGTAATGCTGAACTTATATTCAGCCATCTTTGTTTTCAGGATACGGGCAAGCACTGTCCAAGTGTAAACGGAGATCTTCGTTTTGGACTTTGTCCCCACAAATATGATTTCTTTGGTGCGCTTCCCTTCACTGAAAAGGCATTTCACCCCAAAAGCCGATTCCACAAGGGATGCCATGTAACAGACATATGCTGGCATTCTGTGTCCGGATTTCACCAGGATCATGTCTGTGTATTCTGTTGCGAAATCTGTTAGCTCCAGATCCTCTTCTGTTATGGACAGTTCGCGCATTAGCTTTTGCGCTTTGGACATTGCCGCAGCTGCTTCATGCTCATTTGGGCTTTTGCTGAGTGCTAAAAGCCGCTTGATGCGTTCAATCAGTTTGTTTCTTTGATCTTCAGTCATGTTTTACATGCCCAATGCGCGGCGGTAGATATCCAGCATGGTTTCCTGTTCTTCCACCTGTGCGGGATCCATCTTCCTGACCTTGATAAGCTGCCGGATGATTTTCACATCAAAGCCCGCGCTTTTGGCTTCTGTGAAAATGTCCTTTACGTCTCCACTCAGTGCAGCGCGTTGCTCTTCCAGATTTTCGACACGTTCGATAATGCTGCGCAGGTGATCCGCAGAAATTCCGGCCGTTGGATCATTGCCTACCTTCTGGTCGCCATCATGGTTATCTGGAAAGCTCATTTTTCCGAGCCTTTTAAGGCATTGATTGCTTCCAGCTCACTTTCAACGCGTTGTAATCTCCCACTATCTCCATCAGCACCCTGCAGGCGTAATTGGATCATCGCTCCAGCGATTATGTCTTCCAGTTTCGTGATGCGCTGGTTTTTTCGAGCAATTTCTTCCTGTGCGGCTGCAATATCAGATTTCGTGGGAGTAACTTCATCAGCAGCGCGAATTGCAGCCGTAAAGGCCTTGCGCAATTCTCCAGCAGCATACGGCTCTTTTTCCTGATACTCAGCAAAAGACATGCCGCTTTTGAATTGCGTTGTATGTTGCCATCCAGCATGAACCGCAGATTCAATTCTAGGATCTGTCATGTGGTTATATCCGCGCTTTATCTATGGCGCGGCGCAGATCATGGCTTTCTGCTAGTATGTCACCGTCTGAACTTACTACTCTTCTGATGCATGGTGTACCAAAGCTGTTTTCAATATGAACCTGCTGATCAGCCATCCATTCCAGCCGTTCACTATCACCGCCATTTCCGCGAAGGCTCAAAGAAACATAGCCTTCAGCTAATCCTTCGAAATCTTTGAGAACGTGCGAAACACCACAGTAAATAACAAGACCATAGTATGTTCCATCATCACGAATAGGCTTTAAGGCAAGAATATCTCCTACCTTATAATTCCGGTCATTTATCCGGATTTCAGAAGTTTTCTCACCACGTATGATAGATTCATAATGTTCTCTGCTGATCTTTATCTCGTGAATCATGCTTCCAATCCTTCAAAAAACCATGTCAGCGGCACGTCCAGTGCGGTGGCGAATGTGGGCAGGAGCGTTGCCTTTATGGCGTTCTTGCCGGTTTCATACTTCTGCATCTGCTGGTAGGTGCAGCCTATGGCGTGGCCTAGCTGTTCTAGGCTCATGCGCAGTTCGTGGCGGCGCTGGCGGATGCGAAAACCCAAGTGTTTATCGTTTCGGATGCGCTTTGGCGCTTCCACCTGTGGTGGTGGTGCGTAGGTGCCTAGAAGCTGCTCCAGATCTATCTGTGCAGCCATAGGAATGTGTTTCCGCATATGCCGATAACTGACAGCACAATCCACAACATGGTGAGGCGCTGAGAGGGTGCAGGGTTGCGCATGTTGGCGGCCTAGTGCTTGGCTGTTGAACATGGCATGCCATCCATTACGATATCTATGCTATCTCCGCGCCCGACCTGAATGCCATTATTGATAATATCCGCTATCTTTTCAGGCTTTGCATTTTTGGGAACATGCCGAACAGTGGCATCACCAAACACAATGGATGCTGCCCCAAGAATATAGTTAGGGTTCCCAAAATGATTTTGGAAACACATGAAATCGTTTCCTTCCACATTGATAACCCCTAACCCAGCAACAAATGTGAAATCTGCATTTTCACCTGCTTCCATGATCTGCGTGCGAATATTGTCGTAAGTTATCTGCAAGCATTCGAGGGCTAATTTCCGTCTATCGGTCATTATGCAGCCCTCACTTCACGCTGGCGGAAGATGGAGGGCAGCGGGAACATGCGGCGCTTGGCGTAGCCGATGCGCAGGGCAGCATCTGCAATATCCTGCTCAGCTTCCATTGCGGCGGCCATGTCTTTGACCAGGGAAAGCATGGCCAGCTTTTCTTTGCTGTCCACATTGCGGTGGATGAGCTGCTCCAGCTGCGTGCGGGCAGCCTGAAAGGCGTGATTGTTCATTTGGATTGTCCTGCAAGTTTATCAGCCAGAGAAACAAAGTTTTCGGCTTCTGTGCGGGTTACGTTTGCAATGCGCTGCCAAGCTGCTGCTCGTTCTGGCAAGCCGCTGGCCTGATTGGCGCGGCGGAAGCGTTCCATCTGATCCGCCATAACAAACAGATCATCAGCAGCGGTGCGGTATTCTTCAATTTTCTTGAGGGCCGCTTTGCGCTGTGTAGGGCAGGGGATGGCATTCATGCTGCCTGCTCCCTACGGCGGTACACCACGTTAAGCGCAAAGTGCAGCCGCGTGCCGTAATCCATATGCGCAGTTTTTGTGTTGAGGTTGCGTTTGAGCGTGCCCAGATCATCCAGAACAAGCTGGAAATCCTGTGCGTTGGCCATGCCTTCCAGATCAAGGTTGCAGACACGGGAATGGCACACACGCAACAGATCATTGGTGCGGTCATACACCTTGTTGCGTATGGGTGTTTCCTTGAGCTCGAAGTGATCTATTACGCGCCGGATGATGCACAGAATGGCTTTGTCCTCAACATGAGAGAACACATACTGTTCTGGCCTGTTGGGCTGTGTAGGGCGTGCCATTTACGCATCCGCCTTTGAAACACGATTTATGTTGTTTTTTTTGCGCAGCTCAGCAACGGAAACTGTTATCAGCTCTTCTAGCCGAATGCGGGCAAGCGATAGGCTGCTTGTGGCTGGATCGTTCTGGATAAAATTTTCCAGAATTTCTTCTACAAGATCACGGGCTGCGCGTTTCCGTAAAGCTTGAAGCTCTCCACCCGCCAGACATGCAGCATCAATACCGCTTTTAGTTTCCTGCTCTATGATAAGCGGAACACAGGTTGATGTGGCGTGTAGGTCTTTATGCTCTACAAAGGCGTAACCATCACCGTATTCTACTATTTTGTATGTAACGCCGTTCGACACGGATTTTCTCCACCACGGGTTGTGATGGGGTAATTATGCGATACAAATATCGCAAGTCAACATAAAAAACGATACTCTTATCGCATGACACTCTTGGAGTGTCTAATTTAATATGGCGGCATGAAATATGTAATAATGTTATCGTTAATTTTGCTTCCTGTTGGTTCTTATGCTGACGAACTCGAACCTATTTTATGGAATGGGATATCAAAGGGACAGTCTTTAGATATAATTGCAAAAACAGATAAAAGCTTTGAACGCAATGGTAATGATTTAGATAAGGATGCGATAATAGAAGGTAATTGTCATATACATATAAAAATAAAGGGAATTAATAAGAAAGTAGATAATATATTTGTTTCTCATGGAGATTTTGACGGAGATGATGTTTACCATTGCAAAAGAGTTTTAATAAATACACTTCAAAATAAATATGGAAATCCAATCATATCTGGGGAAACAAAATCTCACACGATAGTTTATGTTTGGAGAACTGGTGCAGGAGCATATGTGTCAATAGAAAACTTAAATAATGTTGGAGATATTATTACTTATGATACTAAATATCCAAAACTGCTTCAAATAATAAGCGATTCCAACAAAATGTTATAGATATTATTCCGGTCTATAACTTCCTATAACAACAGCATATATTTCTATATCGCAAGATGCTCCATGATCTGCATCATGCCCATCTATTCCAAGAGATTTTGCCCGATCGTCCAAAATTATAGGTGTTTGGTATAAGGGATCTGTGCTCTCAGGCCATAAAATATGGCGCCCCTGAGTATCAATTTGATATTTTTTTATAGTTGCTTCCATTGCGGAGTTGCCGTTTGTGCATCTGGATAAAACAACCACCCTTTCTCCATTTCTAGGTAAGCGGCCAAGATCATCCAATCTGACAGCTATTACTATGCTACCTTCAGGATATACTTTGTTCATGCTATCGCCGCGAACCTCTAGGCCAAAGCGGGCGACATTCATGTATCTAGGGTCAGGAGGAATATAAACGGACATCCAGTCCGTCATAGGCCACTCTAACGCATCTTGCCACGTTCCAGCTTGAACAAACCCTTTCACATAAACTTTTTCCACAGCTGCAAAGTGATTTTTATTGGGTTTGATAGGATCTTTTGATTTTTCATGCCCTTCCGCCGCTGCTTCTAAGAAATAAGAGGCGGGAACCTCTAATACGTTTGCTAATTTTGCTAGAGTTTCAGGTTTTGGAGCATGGCCCCTGACCCTTATATGACGGATGGAGTTTAATCCAACGTCAGCCGTTAGGCATGCCTTTCGTTCAGACATACCTAATGCTTTGAGTCGTTCTGTGATGCGTGAAATAAGCAAATCGTAACTCATGCGATAATTCTGGCGCAATATCTTGACCATGTCTCGCGATATGATTATCGTCACTTATGCGATAATATTATCGTAGGAGCGACTGTGGATTATAGATCTCAATTAGTAAGCTTAGCTGAAACATACAGCGCGGTAGTTGGCCTTTCAGAGGCTAGAATTGCCAATTTAGCTAAATGTGACAGTCGCTTTTTTGAAAGGATGCGTGAAGGCAAAGGGTGTCGTGTTGATACGATGATACGTGTCATCCGTTTTTTTTCGGAAAATTGGCCAAATGATCGTGTTGCATGGCCTGAGTTTGTTGATCGCCCACAAGGCACTGGAGTTGCGGCATGACTGATTCCCATGAAACCAACCATGCCGTAGGCCCCGGAAGCCGTCACGCGGATGGTGTCCGGAGCTCAGGCCTAAGCAATGAGCAAGACCTGCGCAAATGGGCCTTGCAGACAATTCTGCTCAGCCCGCACCCCATGCCTTCATCATGGGCAGATTTAGAACGTGGGGCATCGCGCTTGATTGCGTTTGTGGAAACTGGATCTTCAGTTCTTCCAGAGTTCGTCTCTCGCCAAAATACTTCCTTTTTCAGCCGGGGCGTTGAGGCCGGGAATAAGGATGTTAGCTCCTTTAAGGGCGCCAAAATTTTGGATTGCGTTTCTTCCAGTTCGGAAATGCGGCGTTCCAGTTCTTCCGTAGTCGGCTTCATAAGAGATCGTCTCCATTTTTTGGTGTGAACAAGCAAAAAATGGACGATGGCGGGCGGCATGACAACGTGTCGCCCGATTCCTTCACGGTGCGATCCCCTGAAAATGCGAATGCTGGAGATGCGGCATGACTGATTACCAGAAGCGTAATTCAAGAGACGTTGATCCAATTTGCATGATCAGCGTGGCAGATTGCGGCAGCGAATTGCTCCAGGTGAACAATGCTTCACAAGATGCAACCGTGCTGAAGCTGGATGCCAAACAAACATGGCTATTGGCCCGTTTGCTTTACATCATGCAGGAGTTCCAGAATGGCGCTGATGCCAATAAGGAATTTCGGTATCTGCTGCGTGATTTGGCTCAAAACTCATGGCCCACAATGTCTTGTGATCACGTTATGGGTGTGGATTATCAGGATAAGGCCAGAGGTTGTTTGGCGACTGTGTATGGGCCGGAAAAACCGCTTCAGCCCGAAGATCTTAGCCCACTGAAATCAGTCTCTTATCCGGTCTTGTTTCAGGAAGTAGCAACGCATGGTTTTGCCAAAACAAATGGCGAAGCGCGGCGCTTAGTGCGTGGCGGTGGCATTTGGGTAAACGGTGAAAAAGCTACAGACGAAAATATGCTGCTTATGTCGGGTGATGTTGTGAGCATGTGCTGTGGCACACCTAACCAGCGAGATTTTACCGTTGGATCTTCTGCGCAACAGGAAACACGTCATGACTGATTCCCATAAGGCTGATGCCTCCTCTCGTGCGGACGTAGCAGCGGAACTGAAACAGCTTTCTCTGGAAGTTAAGGAAGCTTTGCGCCGGTCTTCCGAAAAGATCTCTGACTTCTGGGGAAAGCGGCCCACAGATGAAGAGCTGATTGTGTTTGGTAGGCTTTCTGATTCTGCCCAGGCCGATGCGTTAGATGCCATTCTCTGCCGGTTTTCCATTCTTAGAGGTTACGCAAATAATAAAGGCTGCGTTTTGCTTACGTTGAATGGCGTACGCTTTCTGAGCTCTGAGGTGGCCGCAGAATGTTTGCAGAAGGATGTGCCACCTCAGAAACCTAATAAATCGGTTATCTGATCATGCTGAATGAACTACGTTACTGGCTGCATTCTGCCCCATGGTATAGCCTGCGAATGCAGCCTGACACACGGCTTTTACTAGGTGTGGCTGTAACTGAGATTTCCACACAAAAGTTTGGGCAAAGCGAAGCTGTTACGGTTTGCTTTTACTACCCCAGACTGCGCGATTTTGTGCGCCATGTGAGGGTTTTCGGTTTTCCGAAATTGTATTGCCCTACGTTTGCACGCCTGAAGGCGTTTTTTACGCCATGACGCCATTTTCTAACCGCTTTCTGGCATCCATCAAAACAGCCACAAAACATGCGGTTGAAGCCATTGGAGATTTCCGGGCCGCAGCCGGTTTTACGCGCGTGCAGAAATCCCAGCTAGAAGCCTATGCCAGCAGGCACCAGCCAACCGTTATTCCGCTGGACGTTGCCATAGATTTGGACAGATGCGCTGAGCAGCCCATTCTGCTTTCAGAAATGGCCAATGCAGAGGGCTTTGCTCTGGTTCCGGTCAAGTTCGGAAGCGGCCCACTGCCGCACGATATGGGCAAATTCGCCAAGGCCACCAGTGAGGTTCTGCAAAAGGGCTTCGAGAGCATGGCGGATGGCAACGTGGATGTGCAGGAAGCGCAAGAAATTCTCACATATGCGCAACGTGCCCGCACATCGCTGCATCACATTGAGTCCACAGCTCATAAGATCATTGCAGAAGGCAAGCCATTGCAGGTGACCTTTCCGCAAGAGGCTAGTGGCTCCTGATGGCTGACGTGTTTTTTGATCTTGAGGCGGTGTATTCATTTTTGAATACACGCATGCGCAAAGCCGGTGGCAATTCGGCTTTTGCCCGCATGATGGGCCTGAATGACAAAACACTGTCTAACATGTCCAATGCACGCCGCAGGCTGAATGATGAACTGCTGGCAGCGTTGGGCTTGGTTGAGGTTGAACGGTATGTGGATGTGGATGGAAACATCCTGCCCATGCTGGAAGTGTATTCAAAACTGAATACAGCAATAAGGCGGGCTGGTGGTAATTCGGCATTTGCGCGGTTGCACGGCCTAAACGACAAACACCTTTCCAATATGATGAATGACCGTAGGCGGCTTTCCAAAGCATTGCTGCGCGTTGTCGGTATTAGGAGAGCAAAGCTGTACATGTATGCGGCAAGGAGCGCGGCAGCATGATATGCCCCAATATTGCGGAATTTGACCGCAGCCAAATACCATCACCCAAAACCTTGCGTTCAGCACCGTGCGAAATGCGCGGCGTGCTGGACAAGCTGCTGGATGCGCTGAAGGAAATGCGTTCTTGCGTGTTTCGTGCTGGCACACTGGTTTTGAATGATGCGGATATTGCCAAACAGGCCGGATTGCAGGCCGATGAGCTGGAACGCAACCTGCCGCAGATGATTGCCCGTGGCATGCTGGCGCGTGATGATGAAAACGCGCTGTTCAGCACTGTTATGTATGACCGCCTGCTACGGCGAGAGGAACGCGCTGCCCGCACGGCCATTGCTGATGCAGGCTGGCAGCAGAGGCAGGAAAACGGTGATGTTCCGGAAGGTATAAGCCGCAAAGCTATGTCAGCCCGTGAAAACGGCAAAAAGGGCGGTCGGAAACGCAAAGGCGAGTCAGACGAAGAATATTACGCACGCAAGGAGCGGGAACAGGCAGCGCATCGTGCCCAGCAGAACATGATGATGCCTATTCCGGGTGGAAATGCCGCAGCACAGAAACCCACGCAAGAAACCCAACAGGTTTCGGTTTCGGATAATCTGGGTTCCGTGGGTTCTACAGTAGAGAAGAGTAATAATATATATAAACCTAATTCTTCCTCTACTGGCGAAACCCAAACCCCAGAACCCAGCATTCCCGATGCCGACATCAAGCGGGTGGCTGGAAGCATTATCCGGGTTGCTCGCATGGAGGGCAAAAAACAGGGGCCGCATGCTCTGCGTTACGCCAAGGAATGGCTGAAGGCTGGTTTATCGGAAGATCAGATCATCCAGAACTTGCAACAGACCATTCGGGAATATGGCGAGAAAGAAATTAGCCATCTGGGTGCTTTTGATCGAAACATGAAGGCGCTTATTGCTGATATCCAGATAAAAGCGGCTTCAGGCGATGTTGAAACGCCAGTTTCAGCAGATCCGCAGGTGGATTTTGCCACGCATCAGCATGGGGAGGCGCAAAGATATTGGTCTGTTCTTATGCGAATGCATGGGAAAATGGAAATTGCTGATGAGGCATTCATTGCCAATGCTGCCCAAAAGGGTTTTCCGCCGATATCTCCCAGAGAGGCAAAGACTGCTTACCTTGAATACTACCGTAAAAACCCACCAAATATGGAAGCAAAGGCAGCATGAGCGGCAGTTTCTTACAGCTTTTGAGAAACCTGCGGTTGAGGTCTGAAGGCAAGCCCAATGCGATTGATGCAATGGAAGATCTGCGGGCCAAGCTAACCCAGGAACAAAAACGGCGTGCAGAGGCTGAACTGGAAAGCACTACTCTGCAACGCCGTTTATCTCATTACGAGAATGACCGTCCCCGTGATGTCAGAGGAAGATATTCACAAAAACGCGGGGCTGCAACATGCAAGAAATACCTCCCACGCCGGAGCGCCTAGAAAAAGGCGATATCACCAGCGTCTATATTGAAGATCCGGTTTGTAAATCAGATCTGCCGTGCCTGCGTTCATCGGGCGCGGTTTATGCGTTGCAGAAGTCTGGAACGTTGTCAGATGCACAAGTTACGGCGGCAGAACAGTGGGCGCGGGATTATGAAACCGGCATTTTAGGTGCGCGGGATCCAGACGCATCAAAACAATGTGGAAAGCCGGATCCAGAAAATGCTTTGATTTCGCGTATTCGTGCAGCCGATCGTTGCCGATATATTCGGCAGCATATGGGGCCGCTAGGTGAGAATTTTCTTACAGATTTAATGGTAAATGGTCTTTCTGTGCAGAAAATGTCGGAAAAACATGGCAAGCGACGGGAGCGTATAGCTGGTGCCATTGATTTTTGCTTAGAACAGTTGGCAGACCTTTATACAGAAATGCCAGGAAAGTTGTGGTTCAATAAATAGTTGCGTGCGGCAGCTTTTGTGTTTAATTTGTCAAAATAGTCGAAGTCGTGTGCCCATATGGGCCACGGCTTTTTTTGTATCCTCTGAAAAGCTGAACGAATGAAACACTGGCAGAAAGTCTGCCGGGGTGCTGTTCTGCTGCGCGGGAAGAAGATTGTTCTAGTTGTATCGGCAGATGGAAATGTGGCGCATTGCGTGCGCCTGGTTCCAGACCGTCTGCCACGGCATCGGGCTGATGTAATTTTGCAGGCTGTTGGTGGCCTGAAAAATACGGTTGCCCGATGCAATGCCCTTGCATGTGAAAAATATGGCCACCTGCAATCGCTGCGCGAACTGCCAGCGGGTGCGGTGTATGCTGAGCACATCATGCAGCGCATTGATGCCGCGCTACGCAAAGAACATGCTTCTCGTACGGTGGAGGAATTGCCACCCGGCGTGATGGAAACAACATGGCGCGGGCCAAAATGGGGTGATTGCGGGCGCAAGGTTGGCGGCGCTCCATCTGAATAAATGCGTCATGATAACGCGGTATTATCTGACACGGCATACCTGCCAAGGTGTCAGATAACCCGCAGAACACCCCCCAAACCCGTCAGATAATCACTGTTATCTGACGGATTTTGAGGGGTGGAAATGAACATATAATATAGGAAAATCAAATGGTTAGCGGTGATCGGCCTAGATCAGCCGCGCCAGCAGTGCCAGATGATGGCATTCACCGTGCGGATCTCTCGCTGGTCAAAACGTGGCTGCACAACCGCAGCAGCAACACGGTGCGGGCCTATCGCGCCAACGTTGCGGAGTTTGCCCGTTTTGTTGCAAAGCCAATGGCAGATGTTGTCCTGGCTGACATCCAGGCGTGGAACGATAGCATGGCCGATGCGGCAGACAGCACACGGCGGCGCAAAATCAGCGCCGTCAAATCGCTACTGACCTACGGCCACAATCTGGAGTTTCTACCGCAGGATGCGGGCGCAGCGTTCCGTATGGAGCGTGGCCGCGACAATCTGAATGAGCGCATTCTTTCGCGCCAGCAGGTGTTAGCCATGCTGGCGGGTGAGAAGGATCCGCGTCGCCATGCGTTGCTGGCACTTCTTTACGGCACCGGCCTGCGGATTTCAGAAGCCTGCGCGTTACGCTGGCGCGATATGACACGCCGCCAATCGGGCGGCATTGCAACAGTTTTCGGCAAGGGTGGCAAAACCCGCCATGTGCAGGTTTCGCCATCACTGTGGAAAGAAATCGCGGCTGTGCGGTCTGATGTCGGGCCAGATGCGCCCGTTATCCCCGGCCACGATGGCGCCCTGCTTCATGAGCGCGCTGTAGATCGCGTTGTGAAGCGGGCCGCAAAACGGGCGGGATTGCCGCCTGATGTCTCTGCCCACTGGCTACGCCATGCTTTTGCGTCCCACCAGTTGGACGCGGGGCAGCCGGTGCATTGGGTGCAAGCGCAGCTCGGCCATAGTTCGCTGGCCACGACAACACGATACAGCCACGCCAGCGCAGACGCGGCAGGCGCTGACCTTCTGGCCTGACGCCAACCGGCGTGGGCATTTCTGAAAACGATGGAGAATGACAATGCAAACCGTGCCTGACGGTTTCATGCAGGACAGTCGCGGGCGTTTGGTGCCAGAAGCGAATGTTCGGCCATCTGACAAGCTGCAAGATGAGTTGGTGCGCCGTTTGCACCGTGAAGCTGAGCCGGTGCGGCAGTTCATGATGGATTTCAAACGGCTTTGCTTTGCGGAGATCAACGCCTTTCTGGATCTGGTTGCCGAACAATACAGCACCAAGCTGGGCAGCGACAAAGGAAACGTTACCCTAACCAGCTATGATGGCACGCTGCGCGTGACTGTGGCGGTCGGCAACGTTATTTCGTTTGGCCCTGAAATTCAGGCGGCGCAAACGCTGATCCATGGTTGCCTGAACCGCTGGTCGGAAGGAGCCAACGCCAACCTGAAAGCCGTGGTGCTGGATGCGTTTGACGTGGACAAGCAGGGCGGCATGAACGTTGGCAAAATTCTCGCTCTGCGGCGTTTGGAGATTGACGACGAGGAATGGCAGCGCGGCATGCAGGCGATTTCTGACAGCGTGCGCGTGGATGTAACCAAGGACTACGTGCGGTTGCACCAGCGGCCATCGCCAGATGCCAAGTGGGAGCTGGTGACGTTTGACCTGTCCAAGTTGGACGTTGCCAAATGAGCAGCCGCAAGAAGGCCATTCTGACGTGCATGAGGCCACTTGTAGGCGTTCTTGATACCAGCATAGCCAAAGAGCCACCCAAACGCGCTGACGGCTTTTATACAAGCCCTGAGTGGCGTGCCCTGATGGCATCCATCAAGAGCAAGCGGCCGCATTGCTGTGAACAGTGCGGCCGCACAGGCACGCGGCTCTTTGGGGATCACATTCAGGAGCTGAAGGACGGCGGCGCACCTCTGGACGAACACAACGTCCAGTTGCTCTGCGGTTCCTGCCATACCGCCAAAACCGCACGGGCGCGGGCAGCACGAAACGTCGTTGAATACTGAAAAACCGCGGTTTTCTGCCATTTTTTCAGTGTTATGCGTCCGCATCATGCATGGCTGCGATGCCATGCGTCCAGCGGGTAGGGGGAGGGGTAAAAGTCTAATTGGCCCAAGGCACCTGAACCGCGCCAGTGCCATGCGTGAAAAATTTTTCGTTCCAGCGTTTTGAAGTGCGCACTTTTGTTGCGCGGGATGGTGGGGAATGCCCAAGAAAACTGACACGGATTGGCACGCGATAGAGGCTGACTTTCGCGCAGGAGCCTTGTCAAACCGCCAAATTGCAAAAAAACATGGTGTTGCTGAAAGCACCCTGCGCAAGCGGGTTAATGCTGGTGGATGGGTGCGCACTTCTGCGCAAAAAGTGCGCACAAATACCAAAAGTGCGCACCAACCTGCGCACAATCCCCAGCGCAACCCCGCTCCAGCGCCGGAGAAACCACCATCAACCGGGCGTGGAACGGCCAACAACCTGGATGAACGCACCGAAAATCTGGTGTCGCGGCTGCTTGGCGAAGTTGAGGACACGACTGCACATCTTGGCGAGATTTCCGAAGCGATTGAGCTGGAAACAGCCAGCGACAATGGATCGCGCCGGCGCGATGCAATGTTGAAGGCTATCAGCACGAAAGAGCGGGCGGAAACCGTGCGCACGCTGAAGCAGATCCAGATGATGGGCGTCACGGGTTCCGGAAAAAAGAAGGGCGTGAAGGAAGAACGCCGGGAAGCTGCCGAGAAAGCAGCCAGCGGCAAGTTCTCGCGCATGTCTTCCCCCAAACTGGTTGTGAACAATGGCAAGTGAAACCGAGAAAAAGCCCGCAACACGCAAGCGCAAGGCGACAACTACCGCGCGAAAGACCGCAACAGCCACCACACGCCGCAAGGCAGCGCCTGCGGCCAAGGTCGGTCTGTCATGGAGCACAGCCTGCCGGGATTGGGAAAAGCGCATCATTGCGGGCGAAAGCCTTGTGCCATGTGATCCGCTTTTTCCGGACGCCGCTGCGCAGGGGATGGCTGTTTTCAACGCCCTGAAGATCGTGGACGTGCTGGGTGAACCAACCATTGGTGAATCCTGCCGTGATTGGCTGAAGGACTTTGCTGCCGCCATTTTCGGTTCATATGACCCGGAAACCGGCAAGCGCATGATTACCGAGTTTTTCTTGCTGGTGAGCAAGAAGAACACCAAGAGCACCATTGCTGCTGGCGTGATGTTGACGGTGCTGATCCTGAACTGGCGACAATCTGCCGAGTTCCTGATCCTGGCACCGACCAAGGAAGCGGCGGCCAATGCCTTCAAGCCAGCGCGGGACATGGTCAAGGCAGATCCGGAATTGGATGCCCTGTTCCATGTGCAGGATTACACTCGCGTCGTGACGCACCGCGAAACCGGCGCAACACTCAAGGTTGTGGCTGCGGATGGCTCTTCTGTTGTGGGCAAGAAAGCCACTGGCATTCTGGTAGATGAGCTATGGGAGTTCGGCAAGAAGCCCATGGCGGAAAACATGCTCATGGAGGCAACAGGTGGCATTGCATCCCGCCCGGAAGGCTTCATTATTTATCTGAGCACGCAGTCGGATGAAGAGCCTGCCGGTGTGTTCAAGAGCCGTCTGGAATATGCGCGTGGCGTGCGGGACGGTAAGATCAATTCACCCCGTTTTCTGCCGGTTATCTATGAATTTCCCAAGAAAATTCTGGATAAAAAAGGTGAGTACAACCCAGATAATTGGTACATGACTAACCCCAATCTGGGTGTATCGGTATCAGATGAATTTCTGCATGACAGATATGCTCAGGCCAAAGAGGCCGGGGAAGGCGTTCTGCGTGTCTGGATGGCCAAGCACCTGAACGTGGAAGTGGGCATGTCCCTGCGCGAAAAGGCGTGGGCTGGGGCAAAATATTGGGAACGCCAAGGTGATCCACTGGTCAAGCTGGATCTGATTTTGGAATGCTCTGATGTGATTGTCTGCGGCATTGATGGTGGCGGTCTGGACGATTTTCTATCTCTGGCTGTGCTTGGCCGGGATGAAGAAAGTGGCGATTGGCTGCACTGGCAGCGTAGCTGGGTGTTTCAGGATGTGCTGAAGCACCGCAAGGAGGAAGCGCCGCGCTATCTGGATTTCCAGAAGCAGGGTGATCTCGTCATTGTCCATGAAATGCGTGACGACAATCGGCAGTTGGCAGACGTAGTGGAGATGATCGACCAGTCTGGCAAGTTAGCCATGGTTGGGCTGGATCCTGCGGGGGTGGCTGAAATCGTGTTTGCCCTGCATGCCCGTGGCATTGAGCAGGAGCGGATTGTCGGGATCAGCCAGGGATGGAAAATGACCGGGGCCATCAAGACGCTGGAGCGCAAGCTGGCAGATGGCACGTTTTCCCATGGGGCACGTCCGATCATGGCTTGGGCGGTCGGCAATGCAAAGGCGCAGGCTAAGGGCAACAATATCGAAATCACCAAGCAGATGGCAGGCGGAAAGAAAATCGACCCGCTAATGGCGCTGTTTGATGCCGTGGCCTGCATGAGCCGAAATCCGGAGCCACCTATCAAGAGCATTTATGATCGTGAGGAACTATGGGACTCCTGAACAGCATTTTTGGTGGTGGCCAGAACGCGCCGCAGGAACGCAAGGAGCCCTCATTCTCGGCCTATGGGAACCCTGAAAACCCAAGCACACCTCTGACAGATATTCCGGATTGGTCTGAATGGCTGGGGTATTCCGGTGGCAGGAGTATGGATTGGGCACCACGGGTAACGGAACGCACTGCCATGGCCTGCTCGGCCGTGTATCGCTGTGTAACGCTGGAAGCAGGTGTGATTGCTGGTCTTCCACTTAAAATCTGGAAACAACATCCGGGTGGCCAGCGGGAATTGCAGCCAAACCACAAGCTGGTTCCGTTGCTCAATACAGTGCCTTATCCGGGGCGTTCCCTTACCTCATTTGTCTGGCGGGAACTATGGGGCCTGAATGTGCTGCTCTGGGGCAACCATTACAGTGCCATACGGTATGATGGCGCTGCACGGGTGATCGGGTTTGAAACCTTCATGCCGTGGCAGGTGCAGGTGGTGCGCTTACCAGACAAACCGGGAATAAATTACTACGTCTGTACGCATCTGGACGGCACTGTGGAAACTGTCTTGCAGGGGGATATGATCCACATACCCGGCCCCGGTTTTGATGGTATGAAGGGGCTATCGCGCATTCAGGCGTTTGCGCGTGGATCCATTGGCCTTGCGCATTCCATGGAAGAGCGCACCGGCCGGATGCATCAGAATGCTGCATTGCCCAGCGGGGTGATGCAGGTGCCCAGACGAATGAATGATGATTCCTTCAGGCGCATGAAGGCGCAGTTGGATCAGAATTATTCAGGTGTTGGGAAATGGGGAAAAACCATCATTGTTGATGATGGCGCGAAATATACTCCATTCCAGTTAAGCCCGCAGGATCTGCAAACCATTCAGGCCCGTGGCTATCAGGTGGCGGATATTTCCCGATTTTTCGGGGTGCCGCTTCATATGCTCAATGCCACGGACAAGAGTACATCGTGGGGCACTGGCCTTGCAGAAAACACGCTGGCCTATCTGATTTTCACGTTGGATGCGGATCTCAAACGCATTGAGAGTGAACTGAACGCCAAGCTGTTTCTGGGAACGAATTTCTTTGTGGAGTTTGACCGCGAAGGGCTGCTTTCCATGGATCCGCTGAAAGCGGCCCAGGTCACGGCAGCGCAGGTGCAAAGCGGCCAACTTACAATCAACGAAGGCAGGGCAAAGGATAATCGGCCGCCGGTCTCTGGTGGCGATACGGTGTTCATCAATGGCGCATATGTGCCGCTGGAACAGCAGATCAAAGATCCTGCACCACCCACGCCTGCTAAAGAATGAGGCAATATGTACCGACATAATTCACCAGCGGCCCGGTTTTCTAACCGTGTGTTGCTGACGTGTGCGCAGGCTGGTCTGCCCCAGACATTGGACGTGCGGCCACGCGCCGCAGCTGATCAGCCTGCCGTCATTTACCTGTATGATGAAATCGGCCTCTGGGGTGTCACTGCGCAGGATTTCACGCAGATCCTTGTCAGTGTTGGCCCAGGGCCGATTGAATTGCACATCAATAGCCCAGGCGGTGATGTGTTTGACGGTCTGGCTATTTATGCTGCGTTGCAGGCGCACAATGGCCCGGTTTCTGTTGTGGTGGATGGTCTGGCGGCTTCTGCGGCCTCCTTCATCGCCTTGGCGGGTGATACCATCAGCATGGCCCCGAATGCCTTTCTGATGATCCATAATGCCTGGGGCGTTGTAGTCGGCAATCAGAACGACATGACGGAAACAGCCGCAGTGCTTGCCAAGATAGATGCCCAGCTTGCCAGCCTGTATGCTGGGAAAACCGGCCAGACCGTGCCAGCCATTGCAAACATGATGAACGCAGAAACATGGTTTACCGCGCAGGAAGCCAAAGAGGCTGGCTTTATTGATAGCATTACGGATGCCAGCCAGAACAAGGCGCAAATGCAGCTGAAGGCTGGGATGTTCACCAAGCAGCCCACTGCCCAGCAAAAGCCAAAAAATACGCTGTCAGTGCCCGATATTGCAGCCCGCCGCCGCATCATTCAACTGGCTGAAGCTGAAGTCTGATACCGGCTGCCAAACAGCAGCCCACCCCATTTTTCCGGAGACAAGAGAATATGAAATCCAAGGAACTGCGCGCCAAGCGGGCGAAGCTGATTGAAGACGCACGCGCTCTGACTACTGGCGACACCATGACGGCCGAGCAAGCGGATCAGTTTGATGCCATGATGGCTGAGGCTGACCAGATGAAGGCACAGATTGATCGTATTGAACGTGCTGAGGATGCTGAACGCACACTGGCGCAGGGAGTTGCCAACCGCGCAGATAACAACGGCACCAGCCCGGATGAACAGGAAGATGAAGAGCGCCGCCATAAGCGTGTGTTTGCTTCATGGTTGCTGGGCGGCATCAACAGCCTGACAGGCGAAGACCGGGATTATGTTGTTAAGCGCATGTCGGCGGCTCAGTCCCAGTTCAAGAATGATGCCAATGCCACAGGCACAGGGCCTGCCGGTGGGTATCTGGTGCCACCTGCCTTTGCTGGTCAACTTCTGGTTGCTCTGAAAGATTATTTCTCGGCTCTGGATCTGTTTGATGAGGTTTCCACCACAACGGGTGCAGATCTGCCTTGGCCCACCAATGATGACACCAGCCGCCGTGCCCGGATCATTGGGGAGAATACCCAAATCAGTCAGTCGCCCATGACATTTGGCCAGTCTGTTCTAAAGGCTTTTCTGTATGCCACGGATGCCGTTCTTGTTCCGTGGACACTCATGCAGGATAGCTTCATTGATCTGGATGCCTTCATCACCACCGCGTTGGGCACTGCATTTGGTCGCACGTTGGCAGATGATCTGACCAACGGCACCGGCAACGGTATGCCCATGGGTGTGGCAACAGCCGCAGCCGTTGGCCCAACCTCTATGGGTGATGCTATCGCATTTGAGGATATTATGGAGCTGAAGCACAGCGTAAACCGAGCCTATCGCACTGGTGCTGTGTTCATGATGAATGACAACACGGTCAAGTCTCTGGCGCTGCTGAAGGATAACGAAGGCCGCCCGCTCTGGATCCCGTCATTGCAGGTGGATTATCCAGATGTGTTGGCAGGATTCCCGATTGCCGTGAATGAAAGCATGGCGGATGTGGGCGCAGGCAATGCCCCAATCCTGTTTGGCAACATGAAGAACTACAAGTTCCGCATGGTCAAACAGGTGTCCATTGTGCGTTTGAACGAACGGTATGCTGATTTCCTTCAGACCGGCTTTTTCGGATATGCGCGGTTTGGTGGGGGCCTGCCTTCTGCGGCGCAGCCTATAAAGAAGCTGGTTATGAAGGCAGCAGCAGGCGGCTAACCATGCACATGCTTTCGCTGGATGGCCCATCAACAGTAGTTCCGCTGGCTCTGCTGGCGGATCTGAAGGCAGAGCTGGGCATCACTGATACCACCACAGATACCATGCTCGCAGGCAAGCTGATGGATGCCTCCAGCATGGTTCTGGATTACATTGGCAGGCCCTTGCTTTCGGGGGAATGGACAGAGGAATTTATCATTGAAGGTGGTGACCTGCTGAAAGAAATTGCCCTTTCAGTGCAGCCGCTGGCTTCCATTTCCTCCATTTCCCGAAACGGGCAGGAGTGGACACCCGATCAACTTTCAGCCCTTGTTCTGGATAAGCGGGCAGGCATTCTCTCACATCCCACACCAACGCGGCGCAGGTGGCAACATGGTGTATATATTGCTGTTTATACGGCCGGATACACACCCCCGCAGGTTGCGCAGGATAGCACAGTGGACAAAGGCACTCTGCCACAGACCATTTCACGCGCCACGGTGCTGACTGCTGCGGCCATGGTTCAGGGGGCTGGGCGAGATCCCAACCTGAAATCAGAAAGCGTGCAAGGCATTGGTTCCACAAATTGGAATATCGCTTCAGGCACAGGCGGCTTGCCACAACAGGTAGCCGATATGCTCGCAAACTATAGGGGCGCACATCTGTAATGGGCTGGATTACACAATCACGCCGCCGCCAGATCATGGCTAAAGGCCGTCAGATGGTGTTGTCCAGGGCAGGCGGCACAGCCAGCGTTACACTGATGGCCTACGCACCGCCCGCACAGTCTGCCCAGATCACGAACGACATGGCGCAGGCTCCATTCGTGGCACAGGTCATGGCGGATGCGCTTTCCGGTTACGGCATGCCTGCCCAGGACGATCGGGTGCAGGACGGCCCCAAAACATACACGCTGACAGATGCCCAGCCCGTTTACGATGGGCCAACCGTTTGCGGCTGGACATTGATTGCCGCGGGAGGCGAAACGCATGACAACGCCAGCAGTCTTCTCTGATTCCTGGACACGCGCACAGGCTGTTACCGAAGCCCAGAAGCTGAAACTGCTGGATCCAGCAGGCCAGAACATCACCGTGCCAGATGGCCCGTATTGGGTGATGGAAACGGCGGCCGGATTGGCAGACCGTGCGGGAGCTGGTGAGCCTGTGGAACTGGAAGATGGCACCATATGGCTGCATCTGATGGTGCCCAAGGGCACCGGAACGCTGGAAGCTCTGGAACTGCGCAAGTCCATGTCCGTGGCCTTCAGGCAGGCCACAAACCTGCCAACAGGCATCATCTATCGCGGCCATATGTTTGATCCGCCAGATCTCAGCCAGACCGGAAACCGCGTCCGGTTTTCTCTAGGTATTAATTACGAATATCAGGATATTCTGACATGAAATTCTATGCGCTTTATGAAACCGCCAAATCTTCTGGCCAGTATGTTCTTGGATCTGCTCTGATTGAAGCAGACAGCACCACGGCAGCCCTGGCCATTGCCCAGGCATCGGCTCCGGCTGGTTGTCGCACAGGTGTATGGCCTTTTCGGCAGGTTTCAGGAACACCCGATGCCGTTGCGCCAACAGCGGATGAAGCGGGCAAGCAATATGATGTGCTGGTGCAGGCAGGAGGCGCATCCGATGTGTTCAAGCCGGATGGGCAGGTGTTTGCCTCTGTTGCGGCAGATGCAGCGGGCATGTGCCTCTCTTTGGAGCGGTTTTTTGGCTACCGCCTGGGCCTGATCCCACAGAACGCACAACCTGCGGCTGAACCTACGGCAACACCTGCAACTACACCCGCAACCACAGAGACGCCTGCGGCAACGTCTGATGCAGCGGATCAGAAAACAAGCTGATCCTGTCATTCTTTTTGCAGTGTGTAACAGGCCGCCAATGAGCGGCCTTTTTTTATGAGGTGAACATGACCTATTCCGGCCCCTCAACCGGCGTTTCCGCAGGGCAGGACACCAACCTGTCTGGCGTGGATTATGCGCTGGAGCCAATTTTTGGGCAGGCTCCCAGCGGCCAGTACACGCCCTTGCGTTTTACAAGTGCCACACTGGCACCGCAGGACAGTGAAAGTGCCCCTGATGAAATCAATGCTATCCCCGAAGTCGCGCAAAGCGTTCTGACAAGCCAAGCTACCAGTGGCAGCGTTGGCGGCATCCTATCTGCGGGCACATTTGACGATATGCTTGCGGGTGTAATGGGGGCAGATTGGTCGGTAACGCCGCCATCTGTGACAATCAATTCAAAAGCAACGCCCGCCGTAACTGGCACCGTCCACCTGAAAAATTCTTATCACAGCGGCCGTGATATTATCACGATGCCTTCTTCTGCGCTGGTAAACTTCCCGACATCCGGCATCGTGCATGTTGTAGATAGCGCAAATAATATTGATGTTTTTTCCGCCTATATCCTGAATAATATTTCAAACCCCGGCCTAGAATTTGTGCCGGGCACGTTGCCGATTGCAGACGCCACAGCATTGAGTGACGGCGCAACAATTACACTTGCTGATATCCAAAACAGTGCAGTCGGAAAAACATTCACATTCCGCAAAAAACTGCTGGATCAGTGGGAACTTTATACGGGCACCATGGTCAATCAGGTGCAGATCCAGCTTCAGCAGGGCCAGCCCGCTACAGTTGATATTGATCTGCTGGGTTCTGCTATGAGCCTATCACAAATAGATGTGGCAACTTCTGTCGCGGCTCGCACATCCTCGCCTTTGATTGATACTGTTACGGGCTGGCAGGGTATGTCCATTTTTGGGCAAATACCTGAGGGCTGCATGCGTTCCGCAACAATTACGCTTTCGCGGGATGGTTCTGGGCAAGATTTTGGCATGGGGCATACGGGCGCATGTGGGATGCGCTTCGGCAGCTTTAAATGTGCGATTGAAGCTGAATATTTCTTCAAGTCTTACGACCAGTTTAAGGCATGGTCTGCGGGCAAAACCGGGCCAGTAACAATCAGCGTGCAGGGATCTGATGGCGTAGGCTACGTTTTTGCCGCGCTAAACGGCGTTATCCGTAACCCGAAATCACCCATTTCTGGGAAAAATCAGACTGTGGTGGCAACAGTTTCCGTAACGTGCAACCCCATGCCGGGCGTGGGCGGAACATTCGCAATTTTCCGCACCAATTCCTGAGTTTTTCGTTTCATTTTCTTTTCAAACATGGCCGCCACAGTGCGGCCTTTTTCATTGAGGTATCCATGCTTTCTCTTGCTGACCTGAAAACTGATAGCGCCGCTATTGCTGATGGGAAGTGGGTAAAAATCGACAAATACCCTGGCCTGGAAATCAAAAGCCGGGGCTACACTGATCAGTTTGTAGATGCACAGGCCCAACGCCTGCGCAAAGCGGCAGAACGCTTCCGTGGTGATGTTTCTGCCATTCCCAATGCTGTACGCCGCCAGATCAATGCGGGCCTGCTGCGGGACTTCCTGGTGCTGGATGTCAAAGGCCTGCATCATGATCGGGAAAAGAAACACCCTGTCACGGTTGAAGAGTTTAAGGAATTGCTTGGCAATCCTGATTACCGCGAACTGATGGCCGCCTGCTGGGAAGCCGCAGCCCTTGTAACCACCCAGGCATCTGAGCACGCAGAGGAAGCCGAGGGAAACTAACCCAGGCGCTGGCATGGCATCTGGAATGGGGCAGCTACCCTGAGTTTTGGAGCCAGCTAGATGGTGCAGATGCCCGCGTAGAGCCACAGCCTGAGTTTATGTGGATCTGGCGGGCATGGCATCGGCTTTCTGCGTCACGCCAGCGTCTGACACAGGGTTTTGGTGTGCCTCTTGGCGGCACAGTTATCGAAAGCAGCCCCGGCATGATCCCATGGGAAGTGGTGCAGGCCTGGGCGCAGCATCACGGCTACACACATGCCGAAATGGCGCTGTTAGATCGGTGCATTATCGCCATGGACAGGGTGTTTATTGAAGATTGGGCGCAACGCATGAAAAAGCGGATGAAAAAATGAGCTGGGCTGCACGTCTGCAAAAACCCATGCGGGTTGCCATCAATCGGAACATGACCAGTGCGGCCGCGCACAAGATTGTTGCGAACAGGATCCGCAAGGAGCGCGATGCTCTCATTCAGTCGGGGGCGGCTGCATCACAATATGTGCAGCGTGTAGATGGCAAGCTAGGCGCTCCGGAAGAGGCGGCAAAGTTCAACGGCGGCAGTGTCACCTATCTGTTCAACACACTGGGTGCGGCTACTATCTGGGCGTTGGAAGAGCTGCGCAAGCGCTCCCCCGTCCACAGTGGCGCATTTCGTAAAAGCTGGGCCGTGTTGGTGAACGGGAAGGGATGGACGGATGCTCCAGGCAAAATCCCGATGGGAGCAGAAGTGCGCATTGTGAATATCATGCCATATGCCCGCAAGATTGAGGTGGGTGGCCAGCGTGTTAGCGTTCCACCTGGGATTGTAGAAGGCGTGCGCAGGCCGCTTATGAGCCGCTTTAAGGGCATTCGTGCCCAGCGGATTTTCAGGCCTGTAGATCAAGGCCGCGATGCCCGTGGTGATCCTGTCCCATACATCCTGAAAGGCGCGGGCATCGCCTCTGGCATTTCGTGGGACAAAAAAGAGAAAAAGTGGACGCAAAAGCACGCAGCTTATGTGAGCAGGCGGGCTGATCGGCAGGCAGGTGAGCAAATGCTTTACCCCATGCTGGTACTGACAGAGAGATAATAATTCCCCATGGCTGAGACAGATCTAGTCCAATCCCTAGAGGTTGATATTGTCGCCGTTGATCAGACCGAGAGCGCTACGGAAAGCGCAGGCCGCCGTTTAGATGCGGTAACGGAAAAAGGTCTGATCCTGAACGATGTTCTGTCTTCCATGGGAAAAACCTCAAAAGATGCCACTGAAACGCTGGCAGAGGGTGCCGATGCGGCAGCCGGGTCTTTTGAAAAATTGGGCACACAGGCTGTTTCCCGTGTTGGCAGCCTGACCAAGCAGTTGATGGCCTTGAGTGTGCAACGTGACAGCCTGCGGGCCGATTTCCAGAAAGCAGCGGATGAGGGGCTTGATACCTCTGGCATCACAGAAAATCTGGAACAGGTGGAAGGCCAGATCGGCCGCGTTGGCACCGAACTGAAAACAGTTGAAACCAGTTTGCAGGCCACAGCAATCGGGCAGAAAGCGTGGAACGGCCAGTTAAGCGAGCAGAATGCCCTGATAAATGGCATCCGTGAAGCAGAGGGCAGCCGTGCGCAGGCATTGGATAAAACCACCATTGCCATGGCCAAGGGTGTTGCTGAATCCGAAAAACAGGCAAATGCATTGGCTGATGTCAGTCATGAATTTGGCACTCTCACGTCTGCGGCTGAAAAGCTGCCAGATGCTATGGATCAGGTTACAGAAGCTGTTACGGCTGGCATGGATGACATGCAGCGTTTGGCCGAAACCGGGCAAAATGCCTTTGACGGCATGACGGCCCCTGATGTGGATGTTTCTGGAACGGTAGATATCCAGTCTCCAGACCTGAGCAAAACATTAGAGGATCAGAAAAAGCTAAAGGATAGCCTTGGCGAAGTTACGAACGCCGCCAGCCTGACCAGCAACGAACTGTCCGAAATGGGCAAGGCGGGCACGCAGGCCGCAGAGAACGTGCAGTCTGGTGTAGATAACACCACGGCAGCAATGACCCAGGATGTTTCTGATGGCGTCAATAATGTTGAACGCATGGTTAGTGCAGAGCAGGAAGCTGTGCATAACATTTCTGCTCCCCAGGTAGATGCCACTGTATCCAGCACAGCCGATGCGCAAACCCCAGATATGTCCCAAACACAGGAACAGATCATTGAAGATCTGGGCAAAGTAAAAAATGCCACAGGTCTTGCGGCGGGCGCTATATCTGATCTGGATAACGAAGTGCAGCAGGCTTCTGCCGGTTTGCAAAATGGTCTGGATCGGAGTGCTGTCAGTTTTTTGCGCACAACAAGAGCAAGCAGCCAACTTGCCAAATCCATATTGCAGCTGATAGCTGCGCAAAGCCGATATGATGATGCCGTAGCACAAGCCGCGTCTATTCCAGACGACAAGCTAGATCCAAAGATCAAGCAAAGTCTGCTTCAGGACGTCAAAGCGCAGGTAGATGCGCGGCAGGAACAGGTAGATGCCCTGAAGAAAGCGGCTGAAGCCGAAGCCAATCTGGACGATGCGCAGCAGAAAACCACCAAATCAGGAAAGCTGGAGGCCTACCAGATCACGGAAATTGTGGAGGATGTTCACAAATTTGCCGATATGGTTATGGCTGGTGGCAACCCGTTGAAGGCGTTGTTTTATGAAGCGCCAAACGCCCTTGCAATCGCTGGTGGTAATGGTGGTTATGGCGCGGGCCTATCCATGCTTAAAAATGCCCTGACAGGCCCCGCAGGCATTGTTGTTGCCGCAGGCGCTGCGGGCACAGCGCTCTATAAAATGGGTGCGTATGCGGAGGAAGAAGAAAGCAAACTAGCGAAGCTGAGCCAGCAGCTCCGTACCACGCGCGAAGATGCTGGCAAAATGGCGGACAGCATCACATCTGCGGCGGATAGTCTGGAGAAAATGCCGGGATGGGATAAAACCACCGCACGGCAGGCCGCCACAACCATTGGCAGCACCTACAATTTCACGGGCGGCACATCCGATATTGAGGCGCTGGCCAAGGTTGCGCAGGATGCTGGGACTGTATTTGGATCTTTAGAAGATGGGCTGAAGGCGGTGCAAACCGCCATGGTGGATCCCACGGCCGAAATTCAGGCACTGTACCAGCAGCACCTTCCGGGCGTGGATGCCCAGCTTGTGGAGCAGGTGAAAGAGCTTCAGGCCGCAGGTGAGCAGGGCAAGGCGTATGCGCTTGTCATGCAGCATCTGACATCCAGCACCAAGGATGCGACCGAGCAGGGGCTGACACCATTCCAGCAGGCCGTGGAGAAGCTGCGCAAGCAGACATCACCGCTTGTGGATGCCATTCAGGATCTGGCCCTGGCTATGGGGACCAAGCTGCTCAATAGCGTCACGTCTCTTTTGTCTCTGCCCGTTCCTGCGGAAAAGACAACAGGCGGTCTGGCGGGCACCACGGTTCTGCGAAATGACAAGCATCCCGAAATGGTCGGGATGATGCAGGTTAATACCGCCTTCACGCCAAAATATGATGTCAGCACCGCCAAGGGGAATGTGGATGAGGGCATCACGCGCTTCCAGAATTTCCTGCATCAGACAGGCGGAAATCTGGATAACGCTCTGGCGTTGTATGGTGGCTTCAAGGTGGGTTCTGCTGGCGGCCGCCAGTATGCAGCCAGTGTGTATGGGCAGGATCTAAGCAAACTGCCATCCGATTCCGATGCACTGATCAAGCAGGAAAGCGGCCACTTTAATCTGACTGATGGGCTTTCAAATCTGATGCGCAAGATCGCCCTGCAGGAAAGTGGCGGCTACCAGTATGATCAAAGGGTGAGCAAGTCTACCAGCGTTGCATCTGTGGATCATGCCACCTCTGCGGCCGTGATTGATGATAAAAAGTCTCTCACGGGTGGCGCTGCGGATGAAGCCGGTGGCTTCAGCACGTCCAGCTATACGCAAAGCCGTGCGGAAATCAGTGCCTATATTGAGTCACAGCAAAAACTACTGACCACGCAGACAGCTGGATCCCAGGCATGGCAGGAAACCAGCGAACGCATCACCCAGGCGCGTATCCAGCTGGCAAATACCCTTAGCCCGCAGGAAGAAATCACCCAGGGCATGAAAGACCAGAATGAAGGGCTTTCTGCTCAAAGTGGTTACTGGCGCAGCATGGCAGAGGTTGTCGCGCAGTTTGATACCGAGGCGCGTGGTACTGGTGTGGATCAAGCGGCGCTGTCACAGGCTCTTGCAGCCAAACAGCAGCAGCTGGCGGCCGCGTATAATGATGGCACGGTGGCTGTGCAGCGGCAGGCACAGGCACAGACAGCCATGCTGTCTGTTGCCGGTTCTGATGAACAGGCTATCCAGCATGCCACAAACTATCAGCAGGCCTATAATGAGGCCCTGGAGGATTTCAACCCGAAATCACAGGCGTTTGCCGAGGCAGTCAAAACCCGCACAGCCGCGCTGAACAGTGAGACAGACGCACAGGCGCGGTTTGAACAGGCGCAGCAGAATAGCGGCCTGCAAGACAATCTAAGCATGATACAGGCCGAAACGGCCAGTATCGGGCAGAATGCCGATGAGCGTTCTGTTGCGTTGGCACGCATGCAGGCGGAAATTCAGGAACACCGCAAATTCGGCACTGTTCTTCCACAGGAAGCGCAGGATTATGTTGATCTAAGCACGCGGATTGCAGAAGCCTCTGCCGAATATGAGCACCAGCAACAGGTGATGGATGATTTCACCGGCTCAATAAGCGACATGACTGACCAACTTTCTGACGGTGTGGTGCAAGGATTTTTGCAGGGCACATCCAGTGGTATGTCTTTCAAAAGCATGTTGCAGGGTGTGGAAGCATCTGTTGCCAGCGTGATTGCACGCTTTGCTTTGATCAATCCGCTACTCAACAGCATTGATGGTGGCACGCGCACCACGCTGGCAGATCTGGGAAATCTGTTTGGTAAAGTTGGCGCAGGAAGCAGCTCTTCCAGTGCCAGCAGCATTCTGTCCGGATATGGTGAAGGAAACGACATCACATCATCCGGCTGGGCATACTCCCCATGGGAAGCCCTGAATGTGAAAAACCAGATCAGCGATCCAGCTGGATCGGCTGCAAAAAGTGGTGGCATGTTTTCAGGTCTGGGGAACCTGTTTTCTGGCAAGGCAGCGGATGGCAGCGGTATTTTCAGCAGTGTTGGCAGTGCTGTTTCCTCCATCGGCTCATACATGGGAATGGCAGGCGCGGCCTTCGGCATTGGCGATATGGCCTATAACCTTCTGTCGCAGCTCTTTGCCAAAAGGAAGAAGGATTATCAGTATGTTTCCGTAGGCAGCGATGGGATGCTGGATATCAGCGGACATGTTTACAAGGATATTCATGGCAATGATAACGTGGCATCCGGACTTCAGAATGATCTGGACAGCATTAACAATGCCTTCGGATATACCGGGGTTTCTGCCACAAACACGGATACCATCGGCAAAGTTGGCTGGTCTAAGAAAGGCAAGAAGTCCGAAACATACAGCTTGACAGATCTGCTGCCAGATCTAGATCTGACCAGCTCTTCGGCCAACATGAACATGGAACTGAAGCAGCTCATGCCGACAAGTTTTGACAGCGTGGACACGTTCACGCAGGATCTTGAAAGCCTGAAATCTTTGGCGGATGAACTGGACAGCATGAAAGTGTCTGTCTCAAAGTTTGATGATTCCAGCCACGTTACGGTGGATCATTTTACCGGCTACACGGGGGATATGGCCAAGGCACTTTCAACGTTAGATGGTAAAACGCTAAGTGTTGATGATCTGCAAAGCCAGTTTCAAGCTATTGAGGAATTTGTAGGCACGACAATGCCGGGGCTGCTAGATGTCACTGCATCTGGCTCTGAAAGCCTTATGCAGCAAGTAGATGACCTTAAGCAGAAATATCAGGACGCTGCTAAAACAGCCGCATCCTATGGTCTGGATGCCCAGGCGTTGCTTGATAAAGGCAATGCCATTGCTGCGATGATGATTGCCAATGAGCAGACCACGCTTTCTCAATCTGATCAGTCTGTGCAGGCACGTTATCTGTCTGCAACTGGTGACCAAGAAGGCGCTGATCTGCTGAACCAACAGGTATCAGCAGCGCAGGAAATCCAGCAGTTGCAGGATAACTGGCGGGGATTTTTGGGTGATAACTATGCGGACAATGTGACGTACCAGCAACAACTTGCGGATCTTGAAAAAACACATTCTGCCGAGCGTCTTCAGATACAAACCGAGTATCAGGAAAAGGCTTTAGAGCAGCAAAAGGAATATCAGGATCAGGCCAGCCAGCAGGTTTCCGGCGTATTTAGTAATCTTTTGTCTTACGCAAAGGGGCTGGATACGTCTGATGCCTCGCCATTGTCTGTTGAGGATCAGTACAAGGCTGCGAATGATAATCTGCATACAGATTATCAAGCGGCCATGGGTGGCAACAGCACGGCGTTGGCATCATTGCAGACCGATATGCAGACATATCTGTCCCTGTCCCAAAAATATAACGGGGGTGGGGCAGCGTATGTGGAGGATTATCAGGCTGTGCTGACCATGCTGAAATCCCTGGGCAGTATGAACACAGATGCCCTGACGGCAGATGCCATGCGGGACATCATGCAGGACAGCACCACTACGCTGGCCAGCATCTTGCAGCAGATCCTGCAAGCGACGAATAACCTGTTTGCGGAAACACGGTTCCAGAACCTTAAAGCCGCAGCGTAACGGGATATCACCACAATGCAGCAACGCTGTTTTTTGGGAACGCTGGCTTTTGGGCCTGCGGCATCCCGCACGACCACATGCTTGTCTTCTGGCGGGTATGTGGATGTTGCTACCGGCACGAAATATCCGCCCATTCTGGCAAGCCTGCCTGATGTGGATAGGGAGCTGGATATTTCAATTTCCGGTAGCAGCATGACGCAATCGTTCGGGCAACTTACGGTCAATCTGTCCGATGGTGTGGCGGATAGCCTGAACGTGCGCAACCATACCGGAGATCTGTCTATTCTGACGGGCTTGCGCAACTATGACATGGCGCGTGGATGGTGGTCAGATCCTGCACTCTCTGCGTGCCAGCCTCTGTTTACCGGATCTGCAACAGCATGGCGCACCGGAGCCACGCAAGGCACGCTCACACTTTCCGGGCCTGCCGTGCTGTCTCGCCAGTTGCCTCTGGCAACCTACGCGGGCACTGGCGGCGTGGAAGGTGGATCAGACCTGACAGGCCGGGTAAAGCCTCGCCTGCGAGGGTATGCTTTTAATATCACGCCGGTTTGTGTGGATAGTGTGAACCAGATTTATCAGGTTTCTGATGCGCCGTTCTGGATGGGCACGCAGGGCACACAGCCTGATCTGACCGTGTTAGAAGGTGGTGTGCTGGGTGCGTGGTCTGTTCCGGCAACGGATGGTGGCTGGGCCTATGCGGGCATGGTGAGTGATATCACCACCGCAGATCCTGCCGCAGGTACATACGTTGTGGAAAGCTCTAGCCGGGGCGCATTTTTCCGGCTCGGTGGCACGCCGGTTTATGCCATCACCTGCTGGGCAACTGGCGTGATGCCCGATGGCACCTATGTTTCCAGCCTGCCAGATATCGTGCGGCAAGTGTTGGTGCAGGATATTGGCATTCCGGCCGCCTCCATTTCTACCGCCTGGGCGGATCCGTTCGGCAAGGTGGATAGTGCGGCCGGTGCGTTCTGGGATGGCTCTGACAGCTATACCGGGCAGGACATGATCACCGCCCTATTGCAAGGCAGTATGCGCAAGCTGGCAGTTGCACGGGACGGCACGCTGAAGTTGATCGGCATTACAGATAGCTTTTTGCAGCTTGTGCCGCACCAATGGGAAAAGTTGGCAGTGCTGCCTGATGAGGTGATTGACATTAAAGAAACGGATCTGCCGTCCGAACTGGCGCTGCCTCTCACCTGTGGGCGTTGCACCTATAGCCGCAATTATACGGTGATGAGCACCAGCACACTCAGCCCAAAAGCGGAACTGGCAACCCTGCGCACCCAGCGCAGTGCGGTAACTGTGGGCACGGATAGCCCAACGGTGGAAGTGGTCAGCCCGCCCGAAGTGCTGACAAGTCTGCGCACGCAGGCCGGGGCGCAGGTGGTGGCCGATGTCATCAACAAACTGTGGACGGTGGCAGACCGGCGCGTGTTTTACGTCACGCTGCCGTTTGAACGCCTGTTTGATTTTGAAATGGGGGATGAAATCGTGCTGTTTGCCAATGTGGACGGTCTGCGCGATGGTCTGGGTGGTCTGGTAGTGGGTGAAAGCTGGCGCGGATCCAGCGCAGGCCAGTGCGTGCTGACGGTGCTGGTCTGATGCAGAACTGTGTGTTTGGCCTGAATAATCTGGTCAAAACCGCCAGCCTTAGCGGCTCCAATTCTTTTTATGCGGGCGTATCCGCTGCAAAGGATTTCTCTCCCAATCAGCTGGCCACAGACCAGGGCAACACCACGGCGGCATTTTGGTCTGTTGGGGATGGCAACACAACAGCATGGTTTCAGGCGCAATGGGGCAGTAACCAGACCATGCGGGCGTTTTTTGTGGGGCGCACTAATCTTGGCCAATCCGCAACGTGGCAGCTAACAGCCAGTGCAGGCGGCAATACGGTGTATTCTGCCTCTGGCAGCTTTGCTACGCTGGGCGGTGTTGGCCCGGTGCAAATGGTGCATGTGGCACCGCAGGACATTCAGGCTGATACGGTGAAGGTCACTATCAGCAGTAATGATAGTGTATCGGAAAGTTATATTTCCCTGTCTCTGGCATATATCGGGCCGGTGTGGCAGCCGGTGCGCAACATGAGCACCAAAAGCACCACGGGGATGGATAGCTCTGTGACGGTGAATACCGGCATGAGCGGGGCCGAGTTTGTTACCCCCGCGTGGATGCGGCGCAAGGCTGTGGTGGATCATGAATCTCTGGATCTGGCTGATGTGCCGGTGCTGGAGCAAATCCTTCTGGTCGGCGCATCTGGCGCGAATGTGCTGTTTGTGCCGGATCCGGATGCCGATGGCCCCACGCTAAACCTGCGCAGCCTGTTTGGACGCATCCAGCGCGGTGATTTGAGTAATCCCTATGGCGCTGCACTACGGCAGCAAACCAGCTTCACCATTACCGAGCGGCTTTAAGCCGCTTTTTTTATGACTGAAAGGAAAGTTTCATGCCCGATGATGTGGTGCGGCAGGATGAATTTGTTGCATTTGAAACCAGCGTGAACGGTAAGTTTTCTACGCTGGAAACCGGCATTGCCAATATCTGGACGGAATTGCAGCGGATCAACAACCGCAAGACCTGGATAAATGGCGGCCTGGTTATTTTTGGATCTGCCCTGGGCAGCGGGATTGTCCAGGCGTTGCAGCATATGCACCCGTGACAACCAAAAACCGGGTTTTGTAAACCTGACTACGAAAACCTGCCAACGTATAAGCCCATTGCAAAGGGCTGTTTTCTGCGGGTTTTGTGCTCTGGTGGACTAATCCGGGCAATCTCACCTGTAAACTCGTCCACTCCGGCCGCCTTGAGCGGCCTTTTTTGTATCCGGAAAATTTATGAATGACCCGATCCTACTGGCGGCAGATCTGTGCCGCCGGTCTGAAGGCTTGCGCCTGCGCCCATATGTATGTCCGGCCGGGTATTGGACAATCGGCTATGGCAGCCGGTTTCTGGCCAACGGGGCCGCCGTAACAGCCAGCACCGCACCCATTACGGCCGAATACGCCAATGCCTTGCTGCAAGGCACGCTGGCCAAGCTGCTGCCGCAGATCCTGCGGCTGGTGCGTGTGCCGCTGACACCCGGCCAGCAGGCTGCGCTGCTGGACTTTACCTACAACCTCGGATTGCCCGCGCTGGCGGGATCCACACTGCTGAAGCTGCTGAATGCAGGGCAGGGGAATGCCGCCCGCAATCAGTTGCTGCTGTGGAGCCACATGCACCGCAACGGCCAGCTGATCACCGTGGCCGGCCTAACGCTACGGCGGCGTGCCGAATGGCAGCTGTGGGCCAGCTGATCCGATTCCTGAAAAATTCCTACTGAAAGCGACATCATGTTCATGACTGAACGCGAACTCATCCGGCTGGCCGATCTGATTGTAGAGCGGCTGGAAAAACGCGGCCTGTGCATTGCAGCACCCCGCAACGGCCAAGCTCTGGTGGTGGAAGACGTGAGCGTCAACACGCTGCCCGCAAGCCTGCGTGGCGCACAGGGCTGAACAGCCCACCATCCCGATATTTCACACATACAGGGCATGCACAGCGTGCCCGAAAGGTAGATCCATGAACTTGTCCCGTATCAGCGCATATCTGCGCCAGCCCACTACGCTGTTTGCCCTGTCTCTTATTCTGGGGGATCTGGTAGCCACGTGGTTCAACGTGATTCCGGCTGGTGGATCTGCCGCCATGCTGATTGCTGCATTGCCGCTGCTGGGCAGTGATAACAGCGGCATTATTGCAGCACTTCTTGCCAACAAGGCGGATCTGGAAAAGGCGCTGAATGCTGTGTCCGCCCATAAGGACATTGGCCCCACAGCAGCAAAGGTGATTGCCGATGCCGTGCCGGCCAGCACGATTCTGGCGGCCGCAACATCTGCCATTGCTTCTTCCACTGCTGAAGCAGCACCCAAGAAAAGCAGCGCGGCTTCTGCCGTGGCGGGCGTCATGCTGCTTGGTCTGGTTGGCACCAGCCTGATGGCGTGCGGATCTGATCAGCTGGTGCAGCGCCAGCAGTCTGTTTACGGCCTGAGCCTATCTTACGCCGCAGCAGCCCAGCTTGCGGCTGACTATGAAAAGAACCCGGCCGCAGACCCGGCTGTGGTAGCAAAGCTGAAGACTGCTTTCCAGACTGCGCATGACCAGATCAAGCCGCTAGATGATGCCGCGGCGAAGGGTGATCCGCTGCCTGAAGCCGCAGTTGAGGCCGCACAGGATGCCCTGGACGCAGCCCGCAAGCTGCTACCTGCCAGCAAGTAA